GCAGATTCAAACGCCGGTGATTTTCCCAGATAATCTGTAGTACCTAAACGTTTTCAATAACTTACAATCAACCATCACTTACGCATCATCCTTTTAATCTGGTAGTCCAATCTATTCATATAAAATCTAGGCGCTTGTTCATAGGCTTTCTTGGTCGCTGGTGCTAGCCATGGCTTAGGCTTTGATATCACAGCTCTGTGCTCTGTCTTGTATAGTCTATCCAACTGGTATCGCTTCTTGTTGCCCTTCACTCTGAATATGTTCGTCTCACCGTTGCGTTCTAACTCAATGAATCTTCTTTTTGATTTAATAGCCTCTTGGATTAATGCCGCGTTACGCTCACGTCTAGGTAATTCTTTCATGCGCTTACTAGGCATCTTGAGCATATTCCTACGGTTAGGCTTGCGTACTGGCTTGCGTCTAATCGTCTTGCCTTGCGCGCCACCTTTACGCTCACCTGATGCTACTGGTGTCGGTATAGCCACTGCCCCGGTAAATCTATCGGGCTGACTGATAAAGCCCTCCTCTTGCTTAGCCATATACCCCAACGTCGATCCAAACTCAGCAAGCGGCTTTCCCCGCTTCGCTTTATCAATCGGATTATTCCTTGGCGAGAGAGTCCACTTGTTCCTTACGGTGAAATTACGCTCTATTTGCTCCCGTGCTTGCGTACGCGCTTCGAAAGCTAAGTCATTGAGTGTTTGCTCGGTTGCGATCTTAAAGCCCGTCTTGTTGGCTCTCAGGAGCTTTAACTCGTATTGTCGTAATTGTTTAGTATCTATTTCCATGCTAGCTCCAAATAAAAAGCCCTATCGTGTGATAGGGCTAGTTTAGCATGTGACCAAAATAACTACCGCCAAACCTTAACGCTCAACATTCCTGACTTACCAAGTTTGCAAATCCCTTTAACACCATTCAGCTCAGTCGGTTTAGTGTTGCCTGTCCATGCTTTGCCGTTCTTGCCTGTGTCGATGTACATCTTGCAAACTAGGCCTAGATCGTTACCTGCTTTTAATAGCTCAATATCAAGCGGTTGATTGCTCCACACTTTTATTGCTTTGACCTTTGTGTCTTCTGGTCGGCAAATGCTCACGATATCCCCATAAGCATCATGATGACTTCGGCCATCTCTTCGGTGCGTGTGCATCATTGAACCAGCTTGAGGTAAATCAATCCATAACCTAGCCTCTGCAATATCTCCATGATTAAAGGTCACTACATCAGTAACACTCGTTACATGTCCAACATTGCCATTGGATAATAAAACCGATGTGCCGATCAACAAGTCGTTTAGGTTTTTCAGCTTACCTGCTGGTATTAGTTTTTTAGTCATTGCCGTTTAGTCCTGTTTTGTTTGTGTGTTTGAATAATAAAACAAAGTTAAGCACAAATCAACGTCAAACGTTCAAATCACAGCAAATCACACAACCATGATTTGACTATGATTTCCCCAGCCCTTGCTACATAAGGGCTCGCAGCTCAAATCACAAATCACACTCTAATATAAAGATGTTTAATATTTATTATTATAAATAAAGGGGTATAAGGGGAAAGCACTGGTTATTTATACAGTAAAAAAATTAAGAGAAAAATAATTGTATTTATTTCTGATAAGCGATGATTTGATGATTTGATGATTTGACACAAAAAATCCTTACAAATCAGTAAGTCGCAAGTCATACGATGCTGTGATTTGACTTTATGATTTGCCAAATCATGATTTGATGATTGATATGTGTTCCTAAATGTTTTAAAGTAATCACTGTTATTAAACAGAGATTAAAAAAGGAAACAACGCAATGAAAAAACTGACACCAGAAGAAGCCCAAGCTCTAACCATGACAAAAACAGCGTTATTCATCAGTTGGGTTAACGATGTGGAACCATATGACTCTGTGCTTGTTGAGCTACCAGAAGACACTGGATTTCAAACATTCCGAACAACAGTGAACCGTTACTACAAAGGTGAGCGCTCTTTCTCAATGAAGAAAACGCCAAAAGGCATCGTAGTTACTCGAATCAAGTAGGTATTGGATATGATCTACGAGAGCGCAAAGAAATACCATGATGCTGGACTGTCGCTAGTCAACTTGCATCCTATAGAAAATGGTAAGTGCGGGTGTGGCAATCCTGACTGCAAAATGGCAGGTAAGCACCCACAAAATTCCAACTGGCAAATAATGATAGGCATGAGCAATCAATTTGAGCTTATTGAGAACTACCACAACTTCAACATGCTGTGCACTGGTTTTGGATGGTTATTGGAAGACCACCACTTGGTTGTGGATGTAGACCCAAAGAATGGCGGTTTTGAATCGTTCGATAAACTATGTGAAAAGGTGCCACAACTAAAAGAATGTGGAGTTGGTGTTAAAACTGGTGGAGGCGGATTCCACCTTTACTACAACAAGCCTGCAGAACTTGATGTCCGTGGTACTCATCCTGATTACCCTGGCATCGACTTTAAACACAAAGGAGGCTTTGTTGTTGCTGGTGGCTCATTACATAACAGCGGTAAATACTACACGATTGACCATTGTTATGATGATGACCTAACAAACCTTGATGATGCACCAGTTGAACTACTGTCAATCATTGAAAAAGTTGTGTGCACTAGGGATTTTGAAGGAGATTTTGAAGGAGATTTGTCCGAGGTTGTTTCGTACATACCAAACAATGATGACCACTATGACGACTTCATTGAAATAGGCATGGCCATCCATGACACCGATCCAAATGCTTATCCACTATGGGAGGCGTGGGCCTCTAAATCATCAAAGTTTGATGAAGCTGAAATGTTGGTTAAATGGGATTCGTTTGGCAAAAACCCTAGCCGTGTAACCATTGGTACGTTGATTAAAAAAGCAATAGAGCATGGTTACAAGTTGCCAGCAAAAGGCGGGACTAAAGTTGTAATACCTGACGACTACGACCCAGAAGATGATTTATGTACTAACCACATTGATATTCTAAAACCCCACGGTCTTATTGGGGATATTGTCAGCTTCATTAACGCTAACGCACACAGACAGCGCCCAGCTATTGCCGTGCTATCTGCATTGTGGGGCTTGGGTTCAGTGATGGGTAAAATGTACATTGCTCCCAATGGAGTTAGGCCAAACCTGATCACTTTGTCTATTGCTGCCTCAGGAACTGGTAAAAATGCACCGCTTGGTTTTGCGCGTGACATCCTATTGTCTTGTGGTGTTGGTGAAGCTTTGCACGGCAGTATTTCATCAGCTCCAGAGATGAACAATAACGTGGTTGACCACCAGCATGCATTTTACGCTGTCGATGAGGTGCATAGAATATTCAGTGCATCAGACGACCCAAGAGCGCCAGCTTATTACAAGGCCGTTAACGATACGCTTATGACTCAGTACACCGATAGCCGCCTAGTGCTCCGTGGTAACGATGCTATAGCGCTTAAATCTAAGATATCAAAGAGCATTGCACACCTTGAAGCATCGATTGAGGATGCAGAGAAGGGCCTAGAGTTTATTGTTAAAACTCAAATTGAACTTGAAAAAAAGAAGATGGATTACGTTAAAAACGGCGTTCCAGATCCATTCATGAGTTTTTACGGCACATCTACACCAGTTAACCTCGATGGACTTGTCACACCTGGAAATATCGCATCTGGCTTAGTTGGCCGCTCGATAATACTAAAGGAATACGATAACTATCCACCAGCTACGAGTTATGGCCTTGGAAGTAGCATGCTTAAAAAGGAGTTGCCAAGCGAAATAAAAGAGCGAGTTAAAAATATATACCTGAAAGGTAGAGCGCAAGACAGAACAGTGACATGGCGAGAAGATTACGGTTTAGAGTTTTGGGGTGAGCCTATTGTCGTTGGTGCAACTGACGAAGCTATGGCCCTGAGTTCTAAAATACATGCTTACTTCGACTCAATGGGGTACAAGGCCACATCTTCTGCACAGCCGCTTTACACGAGGGCTTTCGAGTTAGTGGTAAAGGTGGCGATGATCATTGCGGCTGAAAGTGGAATGATGAACAAAGAAGACCTTATGTACGCCTTTGCCCTAATCAAATCTGATATCTCCACAAAGATTGCCTTGCTTCATGTCGCGGAGGGTGATGAGAAGGGCTCTAGTTCAGATGATAGAGAAAAGGCTCTGTTAATTCGACTGTCAGAACTTTGTTCCACAAAGGGAGGGCTTACAAGGGGCCAGATAAAAGACCGTACGAAGAAGAAGTACAAAGAGGAGGATGTAAAGGCAGCCATTAGCAAGTTGGTAGATTCTGGACACATCCAGAAGGAAGAATTTGTGGGTGGGAACAATAAAAAGACAATTAGATACACAACATCGAAAAAATTAGAACTTTAGTGTTGCATTGAGTTAAAAACTGTTTTATATTTAATACCAAGTTAAACGAGAGAGAGCAAAAACATGAGCTTATTTGAAAAACTATCACAACCTACCAAACAGCCAGTCATGGCAGTTATCGCAGGTGAGCAAGGTCTAGGTAAAACATCACTAGGCGCACTAATGCCAAAGCCTGTAATGATTCGCACGGAAGACGGTGCAAGTGCTATTGAGGGAATGGATGTTCAAATGTTCCCGGTAGCAAAAAGCATTAATGATGTTTACGAGCAGATCAAAATGCTTGCAACTGAAGAGCACGACTTTAAAACGCTTCTTGTGGACTCAACCACGGCCTTTGATTCACTGGCAGTGCTAGACGTACAAACGCGAAACAAGACAGCCAACCTATCAGCGTGTGACGGCGGTTTTGGTGGTGGATACCACACAGTACGCGCTGAGCATGAAAAGCTTTTAAATCGCTGCAAACGTCTTAGTGATGAAAAGAGAATGAACATTATGTTTATCTCACACGTTGAAACTGAAGAGATGAACCCGCCGGATGCAGAGTCTTATACTCGATACAACATCCAGTTAACTAAAACAAAGTCGGTTGATTGCTCAAAGGTTTATACAAACAACTGTGATCTTGTGGCATTCATGAAGATGGTGACTTATGTCGTAGATGGCAAAGCTAAGTCTGACGGTTCACGCGTACTAACATGTTACCCAAGTGCAGCGCACGTAAGTAAAAACCGATACAAAATCACTGAAGATCTACCGTTTGAAGAAGGTGTTAACCCATTCAACGGAATTATCAAACAACTAACTACTAAAACAGTAACTAAACAAGAAGAAGGTAAATAATATGGGATTTTTCGACCAGTTCGCACATGAAGGCAAAAAAGTAGACGGCTCTGAAGAGAACGCAACAGTAGTAACATCATCAATTGTACCAGGTGGCACCAAAGCAGTTGCTATGCTTGAAAGCGTTAAATGGGATGAGTACGAAGGCAACCGCAAAGTTAAGGCGCAATGGAAAATTGCTGCAGGTACTTTCACAGGCCGCGTTGTATTCCAGAATATTGAGTTATTCGCTAAGAAGTTCGGCACTCAAGAAGCTGACGAAAAGAAAGCATTTCGAGCTGCTAACGTCCTAAAACGTCTATTCATGCTAACAGGTGCACCAATCCCGGATGCAGAGCCAACAGACGCAGACTTTGCACAAATGGTTGGCAAGATGGCGGGCATCTCAATTGAGCTTTGGGAAATGAACGGAAAAAGCGGTAACTGGATCTCAGAGATTCAACCGAGCAAAGGTTTTGAAAGTGTAGACGGTACTGAAATGCCAACGGGTAACACTAGCTCTGCTGCTGGGACTGCTGGACAGCCTGAGCTATCTGGTGATGACGATTGGTAAAAACTAGATAAAAAAATAGGGCCGTAATAGCGGCCCTAATAACATCGTCAAACGAGAGGTAATCAAATGTCTAAGACAACTATAGCACAAGCTATTGATCTTGCCTATGAGCAGGACAAGAACGGCAGCGACCGCAAACACTTGGGAATGAGCCAGATAGGTGCAGAGTGTGAGCGTCAAATCTGGTACTCATTCAACAAGGCAAAAACAGTTCAGCACAGCGGTCGATTACTTCGACTTTTCCAGTTTGGGCATGATATGGAGCAAGGCTTTGCTGATCTATTAAAAAGCATTGGCTTTCGTGTTTACCTTGATAACCCAGCAACCGGTGAACAATTCCACGTACAAGACCCAGATAATAAGTTTTTTAGTGGTTCACTTGATGGTGTGGCCGTATCTCCAAGTGATGTTGAATTTGATGGTGTAGAACCTGACACGGCTTACTTGGTTGACTACAAGACAGCAAACAAAAGCAGTTTCAACCAGTTTGTAAAAAAAGGTCTTTTCGATTGGAATATTAAGTATTACCTGCAGCTTATTTGCTATATGGGCTTTAGTGATCAACTTGGCAAAAAACCCATTCGTGATGCAATGATTTTTGTTTTCAACAAAGACAACCACGAGATAGCAACAGAGACCATTAAGTTTAACCAAGAATTATTTGATGCAATGCGAGCTAGAGCATTCATGATTGTTGAATCAGAAAAGCCGCCAGTTCGAATCAGTGACGATCCAGAAAACTTTAAGTGTCGATTTTGTGATTACAAAGAAATATGCCACGGGGAAGAGTTAGCCGAGCCATCATGCAGACTGTGCGGATTCTGCCAGAAGAAAGCGGCTAAAGGTGAGCGATGCGAAAAGGGTTACAAGCTTACACCATGCGCTGAGCACATATACAACCCTAATGTGTTTGAGGATGATTTTATACCAATCCAGTACCACATGGATGATGGCGCTATGGAGTACGACGCGATTGTTAACGCCCCAGCACGAAATAAAGACAAGTTTGGCGATAAGCCAGTATTGACCAGTAAAGAGATTTACGAGCTTTACCTACAGAACGATGACAAAGAGCTTATCGATACTATCCTTGAGTTCGCCGGTAAATTTGACGCGGGAGTCGATTGGTTATGATTAACCTAAAACTAAAACAGCAAGAAGCGCTAGGTTTAATGAAAACGGGCGCCAACGTATTTCTAACAGGTAAAGCTGGCACAGGTAAATCATTTGTTACCGATCTATTTACCGAGTGGGCCAATGAGCAAGAAAAAAACATATTGATTTGTGCACCAACGGGAATCGCTGCGCTCAATATCGGCGGGGCAACAATACACAGAACATTCAAGCTTCCTATCAACTACGTATCAGACAGCAGCCATCTATATTCATCAAATGAAGGTAGAGCGCTTATTGAAGCTGCAGACATTGTGTTGATTGATGAAGTGTCAATGCTACGCGCTGATACATTCTCACACGTTGAATACAAGATGAGAGAGTCTGTGCTAAGTGGTTCGGCTTTCGGAGGTAAGCAAATCGTTGTAGTCGGCGACTTCTACCAATTGCCTCCTGTCATTAAGAATGAAGAGCGTGCAGATTTAAAGGCGCACTTTGGTGGAAGCTACGCGTTTGAATGCCAGGCGTGGAAAGATGCCAAGTTTCAAATGATTGAGTTAGATGAAGTGGTTAGGCAAAGCGATCTTGAGTTTGTAGACGCGCTGAACTCCGTTCGTGAGAAGAACGCGCACAGCAACAAATCATTGGGTTACATAAACCATAACGCCAATGGCGACTTAATGGAAAATGACGTTGTCACTTTGTGCTTTACCAATAAGGTTGCGGAGCAGATCAACAAAAAAGAATTAGCAAAGATTGAAGCGCTACCCGTTGAATTTATCGCTTCAGTTACTGGAACAGTAAAAGAAAGTGAAAAACCAGTACCAGAGCACCTTGAGTTAAAGGTAGGCGCAAAGGTTATATTTTGCGTTAACGATCAGGATGGGCGCTTTGTTAATGGCACCACTGGCTATGTAACAGGTTTTGATGGTGACTTTATTGTTATCGATGACAGCATTAACCTGGATAAAAACACTTGGGAAGTGACAGAGCCAAAGCTAAATGAGCTAACCGGAAAGATTGAGCACGATGTTATCGGTACATACCAGCAATACCCGGTTAAGTTGGCGTGGGCGATCACGATACATAAGTCACAAGGTCAGACTATAAAGGGCCGAGTTCACATGCAAATGGACGGCAGCTTTCGACCTCATGGCGCTTTGTACGTTGCATTGTCTCGATGTACTGACATTAACAATCTTAGCCTTGAGCGCGAGCTAGGCGCTTATGATTTGGTTGTTGATGAGAGTGTTAGAACTGCGTTGCTGTCAATGAGTCCAGGTGTCACAACGATTGAGATCCCCGCGTATTCAATCGGGCTATTCGAAAAACTAAAAGAAGTGATCGAACTAAACCCTAGCGAGAACCAATTAAATGCAATGCTGAAGAGATTAGGAGATTGGGAGGATAAATTATCATGCCAAAAATACTAAGGCCGTACCAAGCTGAAGCGGTGGCAAACACCATCGCTCAACTTAAAAAGTCACCAGAGCCATGTTTGATTGATGCCTCGGTTAGTGCAGGTAAAACTTTGATCGTTGCCGCTTTAATGAAGGCTATGGAAGATAATAACCGCAACTCTTTATGCTTATCTATGAGCTCAGAGCTTATAGAGCAAAACTCCGATGAGTACGCAGACTACGCTCACAAGTGTTCAGTATTTTGCGCTGGATTGGGTAAAAAGAACTGGCGACTACCTGCGGTATTTTCCACGCCACAAACATTATGGGCCGCAATAAAGAAAGGCCATAAGATTGCAAAGAAAAAGTTTTCTTTAATCACCATTGATGAGTGTCACAACGTAAACGCTAATGACGATAAAACCACGTACATGAAGATCATTAGCCACTATCAAGAGATAAACCCAGGTATCCGTATTGTAGGCCTAACTGGAACACCTTTCCGTGGTAAAGGTACGTCAATCCTTGGTGATGAAAAGTTTTTCAAACACAAGACTGCAGATATCAGTCTAAAGTGGCTAACAGAAAATAATTTTGTTGTGCCTATTAAGTACGGCAACCATGAGGCAACTGATTATGACTTTTCAGATTGTAAACTGCAGAGCAATGGCAAATTTCGCGCAAGCGATCTAGAGAAAGCAAGTGAAGGTAAGGGCCGTTTAACTGCAGATATCGTGAACGAGGTAGTGAAAAACTCACAAGACCGTGGAGGCGTGATCATCTTTGGATCAACCATTGCACACTGTGAGGAAATATTATCATCACTACCAACTGGTATTAGCGCGATCATCACAGGCAAGACACCAGATAAAGAACGTGCAGATATCGTGCGCAAAGTAAAAAGTGGTGAGATTAAATACATTGTTAATTTATCGGTTTTAACTACTGGCTTTAATGCTCCAGTCATCGACCATGTTGTTTTCATGCGCCCCACTGAGTCAGCGGTATTATGGGTTCAAGCTGCAGGGCGTGGCGTTCGCCAACTGGAAGGAAAAGACCATTGTTTGGTTTCTGACTATGCGAACAACCTAGACAGACTTGGTGATGTTGACAATCCAATGATCACAGAGATGGTTAAGACTCGCGATCTTGAAGTTGAAAAAGAGGTGCCGTGTCCAGAGTGTGGTGAGCTAAATACTATCTTTGCGCGTCGATGTGTTGGTTTCGTTGGCCAAGTTAGATGTGGTTTTTTCTTTAGCTTCAATGAGTGTCCAAAATGTGAAACCAAAAACGATGCTACCGCTAAAAACTGCCGTTGCTGTAATTTTGAGTTAATTGATCCAAACCAGAAGTTAACAAGAAAAGCGGCATTTCGCGTTGGCGTTGAGCCTGTAAGAGTGCAGTTAATTGGCACTGAGTACACTAGGCACAAGAAGAAAGGAAAAGTTGATACATTACGCGTTGATTACATGTATGAGCGACCAGACGGGAACGCAGACACATTAAGCGAGTGGTTCAGCCCAGACGGTGAAGGCTATCCATTGCATTTATTTAAACGTGAGTTTGTCGCTAAACATGCACCAGAGCTAGATGGTCACAGCTTGGATATGGTACTAGCAAGTAAGCATCTAATAAAAAGCCCTAAGTCGCTGCTAATTAATAAACAGGTTGGCAGCAAGTATTTTTCGATCGTGTTGAAGGAATTTTAATTTCAATGAAAATATCAAAAGGTAGTCAGTACAAAGTTTACGGTGATCTATCATCAAGAGGTAAATGTATTAGTGAAGATGCAGTTCACATTGCCTTTGTGGCGTGGATTAGGCATAACCACCAGAGCGAAGCGTTACTTTTGTTGCATCCAAAAAATGAGGGGAAACGCACACCTCAGCAAGTTGCAATGGATAAAAAGATGGGGAGCATCACAAAAGGAGCAAGCGACATAATCATACCTGGCAATCCTGCATTTGTATGTGAGCTAAAAAGAGACGATCCAACCAAGTGCCACTGGCAACCAGGTCAAGAGGATTATTTGAATATCGCTCACGAACACGGCGCCTTTGCTTGTGTTGCTTTCGGCCTCAATGCTGCTAAGGATGCATTTATAGACTGGCAGCGTATAAACAACCAATAACCCACACCCCTTCCAGTAAGGGGTTTTTATTGCCTGCCTTAAATAAATTCACGTTAATGAATAAAATATGTTGACGATAATTAATTAAATGTCTATTATTGCTTTATCGAAACGAAACACACTAAACAACAGGACGAATGATTATGACTAAGCAACAAGCACTTAAAGCAATGAACGAAGCAACAAACGAAATGGCTCGCATGACTGAAGGTTCAGACCTTTACAACGCAGCAAAAGCTAAACACGTTCAAGCCAAAGCGGCTCTAATTGCAATCATGAATTCTGAGTCTGTTGAAATTGAAGTTGAAGCGGCAGAAGTTGAACTAACAGAAATCGTTTCTAACGTAGAAGTACGTAACAACGAGCTAGTATCTAACGCTGGCGTAAACACAAACTCAATCATTGGCGCCATCGCTTCGGGTTCAATTAGCACACAGACACCAGAGGAAACGCAGCGCATCTATGAGTTAAAGCAACTACTAATGGCAAGCAGTCAATACATTAGACAGGCAGCAAGACAGAGAAACCTAGCGAGAGTTGCGGCTAGAAATTCCAGAGCATAAACAGGACACAAACCAATGAAAATTAAACTAACCATAAAGCAATTCCACAAAGTTATGCACCTATTGACTCCGAGCCAGAATGATCGTGTTGAGATTATCCTATGACCCAAATAACCATCCCAATCAAAGTAAACAGCCCATCACACAACTGGTTAACGGTAGGTGTTGAGCGATTTGGTGCCAACTACCGACATAAGTGGAAAGGTCAGTATTACAAGGTTGTTGGTTGTCAGCCATCGGTAAAAGGTGAATTTAAATTGATATTGGAGCCAATTTTATGAGCTTCGTAAGAACCAGAGTCATGATCGCCATTGAACAACCAGTCACGCGTCAAGAGGTGGTGAAGCAAACAGGCTTAACACTGACTCAGATTAAAGACGGACTAACCGAGCTGAAGCGATACGGGCAACCAGTACAAGCGATTGGTCACGGTGACAATAGGCATTACTACTTGCCAAAGCACCACCAAGTACCGATGAAGCGACAATGTAAAAGCACGTATCTTTTAGACTTAATCACTAAAAATTGGGTGCCGGGTGAGGAGTTAATTGCAACGCTCGACATTGAATACTATCAAATGAAAAACTACATCAAGAGTCTGCGCCGTAAGGGGTGGGAGATTAGCACAAGACAAAGCGAGCGCGGAATGCGAATGCATGAGTATAAAATGACAGGTAAGGCGGGGATATGAAACCATCACAAATAGCAAAGCAGCTAGGCGCAAAAACACTCTCAGAAGTGGCGCGAGCTTATGACGTACACGATGCACACTTAGTGCAAGTTAACAAAATCGATCCAGAGCGATTCACCCACATGGTCAAGGTTCATGTTTTAGCAAAAGAGTTAGGCGTATCAACTCAGCACCTCAATTTCATGCTTCAGCACACGGTAGGTAGCGTGAAAGGCACTAACGCGGCTGATTACTTCTTGAATGATCCAGAGGTCAAAAAGGAACTCACTCGTGCTTACGTGGTTGATTTTCGTGTGCGCATGAAGGATATGTGTCAAAAGATACTTGATAGCGAAATGGTGCAAGAGTCGGTTGGTGATTTGGTTGGTGAGAAGTTGGGCAAATAGGACGGGAAGAATGAAAGTAGATATTTACGACACAGATAAAAAGTACGATGTTATTTATGCCGATCCACCATGGCAATTTAACAACAAGAAAACGGGCGGCTCAATGAAGTCTGGCAGCGAGCATCAATACAAGTCTGTCATGTCAATTGACGACTTAAAGAAGATGCCAATACCAGAAATTTCCAGTGACAATTGCTTGCTTGTCATGTGGTGGGTTGGCTCAATGCCACAAGAAGCGATCGACTTGGTTAACTCTTGGGGCTTCACCATCAAGAACATGAACGGCTTTGTGTGGAATAAGATCACCCAAAACAACAAGCCATATTTCGGCATGGGGTTTTATACCCGCGCAGGGAGTGAGTCATGTGTGATTGCCACTAAAGGCAAATTTAAGCCAGTTAGCCGATCTGTTCGAGCTGTGTTCTGTGCTGAGTCTCAAATTCAATTTGAAGCAAAGGTGACAAAGCACTCAGAAAAGCCGCACCAAGTAAGAGATTTAATTGTTGATCTAGCGGGTGACGTACCACGAATTGAGTTATTCGCGCGTAAAACTGCGGATGGTTGGGATTGTTTTGGAAATGAGGTGTAGATGATGTCCCACTACGAATGCAAAGAGTGTCAAAAACCTTATCAATATTGTGAATGTAAACAGGAAAATAAAATGAACGAATTAAAACGCACGAAAGAATGGTTTGAGCAAGCGATTCCAGAACCGACAATGAAAGATAAGCGCGTCCAACTTGGTTGTCATTTTGAAGAGTTTGGTGAGATGCTCGAGTCTATTGGCTACGAGAAAACACCAGAACTTGAGATGATCACTCACGAAGCTGATTGGTTTAAAGGTAAGCATTCTCGATGGGTTGACCAGCAAGAAGATATGATTACCCATTGTGATAAGGATACATTACTAGACGCACTAGCTGATCAAATCGTCACAGCTATCGGTGTGTGCCACGTGATGGGTTTTGATATCGAAGGCGCGCTTGCAGAAGTTAACCGCTCTAACTTTTCCAAGTTCGAAGATGGCAAGCCGGTATTTGATGCTAACGGCAAGATAACCAAGGGAAAGCACTACACACCGCCAGAGTTGGGTGATTTTATTAAGTAAAAACCTAGGGCAATTAATTTTGCCCTTTTTTAAATTAATTGTTTACAATGAAATTAAATTAAACTACTATAAATCCAAGTTAACGAATTGGAGAGATTCTTGAAGAAAGAAAACAAGCGTAACGCAGGCCGAAAGCCTAACGGTTACGATTCAAAGCAAATCAGCGTACCGGTTGCACTAATACCGGAGTTTAAGAAACGAATTGAAGAATGGAAATTGCAATGCCAAAACTAATCATATTACTAACCATAACGATGCTAACAATCGCAACCAGTCATGAAATGGACTGGGCAGAAAGCAAGTGCGCAGAGATTGGCAATACACCACAACAGTGCGCTTTGTTGGCGCAGTAGAATTTAGAACAGGACACCACACCATGAGCATGACCCAACAACAAATCAAAGAAGCCGCCAAGGCCATAGCCAAAATGCGCCCAGAACCAACACGTAAGCGCTTGCCACGCAATTCACGCGCATTGGAAATAGACCATATTCGAGATTTACAGGCGCTCGTCAAGTTAGAGAATGGCGAAGAAATTGAAGTGCCAAGCTACAAATTGTCGGAGCCAAACAAAATCAACTACAGTCAGCAATCGATTTATGGCGCGCGTACTGGCAAACAAAATTCACCTTGGCAGCAAGGTTGCTACTTGAATAAGACGAGTGTTTAGTTATGAGAAGTATTAAATTTGAATTTATGTGGAAGCATGAAGGAAGCATGGCAAAAGCTAAGTATGACATTGACGACATAGCAAAAGGAGTTGCGACACCACCAAGACCAAAACAGGGCGCGATACTTAAGTGCTGGGAACTTGTGGCAAGACGTCAGTTTACCGGGCTAAAAGACAGAAAAGGCGTTGAGATCTATGAGGGAGATATTATTCATAACTCAAACTTTACGGATGACTGTAACCACGTAGTAGACATGTTCGAAGACTTAGGTTGTTGGTTTATGACTGATATTAAAGAAGGGTACGCAGAGCAATTGAGTGAATGGTTAGACTCTAGCGTTGTTATTGGCAACGTTCACCAAAACCCTGAACTTTTGGAATCATAGCCATGCCACCAAAAATATCCCAAATCAAAAACAAACGCACACGCGCACGATTCATTAAGATCCAACAAGCGCAAACGCGTAAGATACTAGCAAACAATTACAGCGTGTTTGAGCCTGCAACGTGCGAGAAAGGCGTGATGATGTTTGGTAAGGACTGCAAGCCTAACTCAATCACAAGCGCAGCAGCAGAGGCGATTGGGCGCATTGAAAGCAAGTGGTCAATTATGCTTTACATCATGGTGCGCGAGAAAAACGGCAAGAACAAACTGGAAGTGACGCCAGTTGAGATTCATACGCCATGTAAACACTCAGACATTCGCAGTCAGATAGCTGATGCGCACTGGCAGTGGATAGAAGAACACAAAATACCAGACTGCATTTTAACGGCAGGATGGATAGCAGCGGCGCTTGGTAATGAGCCAACAATCGAAGAGGCCTATAAAATGTTTGATCACTTAGGTGTTTGGAATGATTTAATCGCAGAATGGGAGAATAAGGCGGCGTGAAGAATAAACGAGTAAAGCAGATGATATGTGATGCGCACAAAGATAGTAACAGAAATGTAGAATTTGCTACTTTCAGAAATTCTTTGTATGCATGGCACTATCCTCCATGCGAAGGCGGGTGGTTTATATATCACAAAAAGAAAGTATCACTAACAGCACAACAACTACGAGAAACAAAATGAACACAGCACATTTCAAAGAAAAAGAATTCGCATGCAAATGCTGCGGAGAAACCAAACCAAACAGCGAGTTAATGGCGGTATTGCAACTTGTGCGATTGCACTTCAATAAACCGGTGATTATCACATCAAGCTATCGCTGCCCGAAACACAACAAAGCAGTCGGTGGCGCTAGCAAGTCAAAGCATCTAGAAGGAATTGCAGCGGATATCCAAGTAAAAGACACAGAGCCAATGGAGGTTTATCACTTGCTTGATTCTATATTCCCTAACCACTACGGAATTGGTTCTTACAAATCATTCACCCACATTGACGTTAGGCCTACCAAGGCAAGGTGGTAACTATGGAATGGCTAAAAAAAATAGCCGGTTACGCACCTGATATTGTTGGTGCAATCGTATCTGGTGGCGCAACGCTGCCAGCTACGGCGCTTCGCATTATCAGCAAAGAGTTGACCGGCGTTGAAACTGACAATATTGATCTGGTTGAAAAGGCAGTGAACAACGCCACACCAGATCAGCTATTGAAATTAAGACAGGCGAACAATGATTTTATTGTCCGAAAGATAGAGCTGCAAAACGAAGAGTTAGCCAACCAGCGAGGTGACACGCAAGACGCACGCAAGGTACACAAAGGTCACTGGATGACTTGGTTGTTACCTTTGCTTATGTTCTTGCTGTTTAGCGCCATGGCTTATGGGTTGATCAAGTACGCGATACCAGTCGAGAACAAAGACATACTTGTCTTCATGGCAGGTCAAGTGTCTGGATTTATGGCGGCAGGCGTTACGTATTGGCTAGGGTCTAGCCGCGGCAGTGCTGAGAAGCAAATGGATATCAAGGGAGTGAAGTGATGGAAATACCAATGTGGTTGGTCTATTTAATAGGCGTGCCGTTAGCGTTAGTAGTTGCGGTGCTTACATTCATCTTACTGGCTTGCGGATTTTTGTTTTTAAAACACTTCCCATCATCGCCTTTTAGAAAGTAACACATACAAAAAAGCCCCTCGGCAAAGGGGCTTTAAAACTAACTACCAATTAACAACAGGTTCGAACATTTAAACAGGAAGGTTATACAATGAAAAGCTTACTAACCGTGGTAATAGTAACGTGCTTAGTGTCTGGGTGCAACTCAGAGCAAAGCGCGCCAGTGCAACAAAATACAGTAACAGAGCCAGATACAAAACCGCAAGTCGATCCGCCAGTATTGGTTCCAGAGCCAGAAATACCAACACAGCCGCCAGTAGTGGAAGTGCCAGTAATTCCGCTAGAGCCGTCAGTGCCAGTTACACCGCCAAAACCAACACTACCAATATTCATCGGTGAAGGCATAGCAACACACACGCAGCAAACATACAGCGGCACCATTACACGCGGTGGTGATGCGTATTTGCGCTACAACCAAAAGGCGCAGTATTTCAATGATTTTGAGTTGCCAGAGTGGAGTGTCACATATCGCTATGAGCCGTTTCTCGAAGTATTGATCACTAACGGAGCCGAAACGCTTTGCGCCCGCTATTCATGGCAGAAGAAAGGATTTGGATATGCTCGACCAGTGTGCTTGTGGTCAGATACTCGCGCAGCAGTGCTGCTTGATGACATGAAACAGGCATACTACGGCCATCAAATAGTTGAAAGCCGTGTATGGATTAGTGGGGTTGTTGGGCTTGGTGTTAAGGTAGAGTAGCACAACAAAAAAAGGCCGCAATTGAGCGGCCTTTTTTTATCTAACAATGTTAGGGCTTGTCTCAATCGTAATGGTTGATGCTGGTAGAGCCACACCCGAACCACTTTTACCAATTGAAAGCTGTAGCGACCAAAGAGGTCTCAGTAACGTTTGAGCTGGTAAATTAAGCACCTCGCTTGTTTTAGCGGGTATGTTTCCAGTCCCACCTGTTATTTTAGTTGTAGTTGTTGCAGTATCAATGAGCGCCCCATTCTCATCAAACACCCTTAAAACAATACTCGCATAGTCTACGTCGTCACCTGTTACGGTATCATTTACAGTTATTACCGCCCTGACTATATTACAATCCTTTTCAATTATACGTAAAGGCGTGCCGCCCAACTCCTCTGCTGGATCTGTTTGTTCAGCGAGTTCATAGGTTAAAAATTGCATATTGAGGTCATTTATATATTTAAGGTTTGTAAGAGGTGTTACAGTGTTGTTTGGGGTAGACCCATCGGACAAGAAAGACCAACCATCAATTGTCACTTTACCATTCCCACTCATAGATTCAACTTCAAGCACGTTGGTTATAGCCGCCCCATCATCAGTATTTAGATTCCTTAATGCACCCTGCCTTGCGTCACTGAAACGAAGTCCTGTCCTGTTATTGCCTCCCCCTGGGTTGCCGCCATTCCACTCTACTGAGGCTCTTCCCAAAACATCCACACCAATCTTTCCGTCTTCATTGTCAACAACGTTAGAATCTACAAATTTACAAGCCGTAATAAACCCAGCTCCACCACCTATCCTGTTCAATGCCCCCGTCGCAGTGTGTGGATCTTCGCCGTTGTAGTCCGTTGCTGGCAGGTTTGCGGTGCCATGAATGAATGCATCATTAAATGTAAATTTGCGCATTGCACCCGAAAATCCTGCGCGGTTGTTAACAATGTCTAACCCTAATCCATACGGGTATACTATTTTAGGCTGATTAAATATTAAATTGTTATGTGTGTCTTCTGTTGCTGTAGCGCTACGACCTATACGAAGTGCTGGCAGTGCAGCGGTCCCGCAATTTTTAATATGCAATTGATTAAAAACAGATTCACGAACCGCTTGTGGTCCAGTGGTGACTGAATCTGGATCGCCTAAGTCTAAAGCAATACCTTTAAATCCATAAGCTTGTATGTCGCAAAGAACATCATCATTTAGCCCTTCATACACAAGACCACTAGCGCCATCGTATGAGCGGGAGTCACCAGATAGAATTATTCCAGATAGCCCTGCACCATTGGCTTGTTCTTTTTCCCAGAACTGAGCTTGTCCAGTTGTCTTTCTAGAACAGTTAATTTGCTTCCATAGGTAAGCCCCACCATTAAGCTGGAAAACAGTAGCCATGTGGCCGCTGGAGACAAATTGAAGCGCTTTCTCTTCAACGTCAATTTCATTAATGTTATAAAGCCCCGAAGGCACCAAAATAGTCCCCCTATTGCTAAAGGCCTCAATAGCATCCTTGAAGTAGAGTGATAAGTCTAGAGTCGATGTGTAGTCATAAATATCACTTAGGATTTTTCTATCTTTTGGTAGAAATACAGACAATGGCAATTCACCTCCCATCTGAGCTTGAGATATAGTTGACAGATAGACAGGCGCGCGTACGTCGGTAAAGTCTTCGCTACCTTTGCCGACACCATGACCCGTAGCCACAGCACCCTGCTCAAACTTCACAGATCCAAGCGGAGTAAGCACAGTGCCAGTATCCTCAAGCGCATCAACTCCAACCGTCACGCGATACTCATCACCAACTAAAGCGAATGACACGCCGCGAGTTCGTGGCTTGCCGTCGAAGTCGGCTACTGATGCGGTTAATTGTGCAGCGGTCAAGCGAGCGATTGCGCCAGTATTCGGAACAGCAAAATACAAATCACCACCACTGAACGAAACACGACCATCAATGTAAGTTAGGTTCGTGATGCCCGTCGTTTCATTGGCAAAAACACCAGAGAAGATTTGATAACCGGAAGGGTAACTTGTTGGCGTAGCGCTAGGCAGAGGCTGAGAATCGTCCGGCGTTTGAATTAGGAAGTTGTGATTTGATAGCAGGTTTGCTCCATTGCCAAGCGAGGCTTTGTAGGCGGCAAATAATTGCGAATCTTGAGGTGTATCAGCCACACCGCTGTACTCAAAGCCAGCGTCATTCATGATCGCTTCGTCACGAGCTAGTAACTCGTTGCGGTCAATGGCTTTTAACGGAGAGCCGTTATTCGTTGTGGATGGGTTATTGTCGCGGAATTTACCGCCTTGATAATCCGGATCGACATCGACTGCGCCCGGATACTTTTCGCTAGGTGAGTAAGCCATTGCTATTCCTCGTTAGGCCAAGGAATAGCGTTAGCCGCGTGGTGTGGCTATTCCGTTGGTTTATCTTCACTAAGTGATATTAAATCACGCGTATTCACATAGTATACATCAAGCTTGCCTAGAGCGAAAAACTCAACTTTAGCGGTTACGCCGATATCGAACGCGGTCACGTCTTTATCTTGTGGGATAGTGGTGCATGAGTTGTTGACCTCTGCCAATTGAACTTCTAGCACTGGCTCGTTGATCAGCATGCGCTCGGCATAGTTGAGAGTGGTGAGTGTTTTACATGCCACTGATTTGGCTGCTAGTTGCATGTTTGGTGCGGCTTGTGCGGAATACGAGGCAAACACAAACACAGCAGCGACAGCGCTAAATAAAACTGCGCACGTGGTGTTTAGCAAAACCTCTTTTGTTGATTTGTTCATAACTTGTCCTGTTAATTGTTAATCTTCGCGTTAATCTCTTTGATATCAACCTCGATTGCACCAATCTTTGTGGACTGCTTGGCTGAATCGATGCGAATGGCTGATATCTCTTTTAGAATCTCTTTCTGGCCTTCGATCACTAATTTCTCATAGGTATCTAAGCGCCTTTCCATTGCTCTAATGTTGCTTTTCATTACGGGAACATCGGCAACAGCTAGTGTGTTTTTTGCGATATCATCCGTATTACTTTGTATCTGTTTATCTTGCTGCCCTGCGTAGAATGCGGCGCTGGCAAAGCTCACGCATCCAGCAGTTACGACAGCAATAGCTACTTGTTGTAGTGGGGTAGACATGTTTTAAAGCCCTGATTTGGTTGAATGGTTTCAGTATATCAAAAACAGGGCGATTGGTTTTGTTAGGATGGTTTTTTAGCTAGTAGCGCACCAGCTTCATTAACTACATCGTTAAACTTTGCATGAATTGATGCTGCGTCTTCTTCATCTTCAACATCGTCCACATTCAGTAAGTCAATGCCATTACCTATCAGTTTCTTTAGAATTTCACGCAACTCTGCATTCTCTTCTGCTAGTCGTTTGTTGTCTTCATTTTCATTAAAGTTTTCATTCAACAACTTATTCACTGTTGCGTTAAAAGCTCTGTTTTCTCGCTCTAGTTCATCCTGATTTTCATATGCTAACTCAGCCAGCCTAACGATACTCATGCTTGCAAATTGATCATCATTAACTGCGATATCAAAATCATCACACTCAATATCACTAGAATCAAACCCTGCAAGTTGCTGCAATGCGTAACGAATCATTTCACTGCTCATCTTCATATCACTCATAAAACCACCACCTCATAAAACCCAATCAAATACTTGCACACTAGGCAAGCGAATAATGCGTACACGCTGTTAGTTAATATTTTGTCCATTGTGGTCATTAGATGCCCACCTTCATATAAGCCGTTACCAATTCATTAAGCACATCATCGTGCGTTATCTTGCGAGCTTTCTCGCCGTTAGCGATTAAGTTGTCATGGTTGATCTTCTTAACCAGATATTCGAATCGCTCCTTGGTTGTTTCTTTAACACCAATCATTACGCGCTTTTCTGTTGTCTTTTCAATTGCCATTTTTAATTCCTGTCTTTGGGTTTGTGAATACACAATAGCACTACATAAAAATAAATACAAATAAATATATTCTGTTGACAACCACCAATAACAAGACAATAATGAATCATCGAAACAAACAGGATGAATGACAATGACACGCATCAACGTAGTACCAGCAAGCGAACTAAACCAAAAAGAACTTGGCGGCGAGTGGAAAGAATTACCGCGCACATTCACACTAATCAAAGCTCGCATTGCGAAAGGTCAATCACCTTCTGACATCAAGCAGCCATCTGAGTATGTGCTAGGTCGTGGCCACGTTATGTTCTTCTTTACTCGCGTTCAGTATCTAGTAAATCGATACACCGAGTTGTGTGGTGAAATGCTTAATCGTGGTTATAAGCCAAACCTAGAAATGTTCAACAACATAATCGATGACGTAGAATCGTCTATCCCATTAGCATGGTGGGGTGATTACGTGCCGACAGACGCAGCCATTGATATGAACATTCAACGTATGATTGATAATGGGACAAGATAAATGAAAAACAACCAAATGTGTGAGCTCGTAGAAAAACGAGCTCTATGTAGACGACAAGCCGATCGCATCGCTGAACTTGAGCGAATGCTGGTAAGGGCTTCAAATAAACTCGAATCCTACGATGGCACGGAGTTTTTTGTGGCCAAGGTTAATATGGTTTTGGAGGGCACCAATGCTAAATAAACTAATAGGCGCAATTTGCACAACAACAGGCGCGATAGTGTGCTTTCTTGTGTGGTGTTTAATGTTCGGATTGGTGATGTTTGCACCGGCTTTGGTTTTGTTGGTTGGGGGTGCGTGATGTGGCAAAAAATAAAGTGCCTTATTGGTCTTCACGTTTATTACCCATGCTATTCTCAACGCCAATGGAGAACAGCAAAAGGCAGGCACTGCTATAGCGAATTCCAAATGGAGTGCAAATGCTGTGGAAAGAAAACCAAGTGGATTAAGCTCAGCAAGTATAAAGAATTTACATCCAGCCTAGGCAATAGATATGGTTGGAGAAACTAAAAAACAAACCCCTCATGAGAGGGGTTTTTGGTTTCTATGGTCTAGGCAAATCAAGTTCACCTTCGTACCAAGTAAGGAAACTAGATATATTTTGCGTTGACGAATCCAGAGAAGTCAATCGCAACAGGTACGCGGTATTGGGCTTAAGTAGCTTCTCACTACCAAGCGTTGATTGTATCCCACCCTTACCCTGATTCGATTCATTACCAAACGAGTAAGTTGGCGCAAAAGCTAAGTCACCGTCATTCGTTATTGTTGCGCCAACTATAATTTGAGTTAACCCCGCAACAGGGTTGATGTCAGATGCATTTTGATACTCAGCAGGTGTGCCACCAGTGTAAGTTGCTCCGGTGTATATCTCACCTTTAACGCCAACCCCATCAAAGTTAATAACTCGACCCTTTAGAGCGACGGGCAGCGATCCAGTTAGGAGTATAGTGTCATTAGACGCACCAGCGGCTACATTTTGAAGCAGCGTCGAACCCTCGTGCTGAACTCCGATCTTTGAGTTGGCTTCAACATATGATTGCACGGTAATAGCTCTAATACCCTCATACAGCCCGCTTGGCGCAGGCTCACCACCAACAGGTGTTGCTGTTAATGAAAGTAACTGATCGCCAGACTGAGATACAGCCCAAAGCTTTGTTTCTACATTGAATGGCTCGCTTTCGCCGCTCTTTAGGTAAATCGTAGCGGGATTTTCTTGAAATCGCTTTGCGCTATCAGTGTCTAGCGTCGGTTTGATCGCAGCCTCAACAATGATGATTGAGCTCGCCGTGGTTGCTGAACCTTGATGCAACACCGAGCCACTCGCACCTGCATCAGCCAGTTCAATGAAATCATCATCTGGCACTGTAAATTGTATTGCATCAGCCATTATCGCTGCTCCTTATGTGCGTCCTGTGTTAGACATACTCAACAATCACACCGACCCATTTGGCGGCAGGAAATATTGACAAAATTAACTCTTCAAACTCTGCTTTTCTTTCTAGCGGCACCGTTGCTTGGTTTGGCATGGTTTCGCCTGCCACATACACAAACCCTCGCCACTTAACTGGATCGGCAGGTATTGGGTAGAAATCACCGCTCTCGGTCTTTCTAAGCGATCCCATAAAGGAATCTTCACCATTCATAAATGCGTCTTCACTACCCATCGATAGTGGCGCATAGCTCGTTACTGAGGTGCGGTTGACTAATGGGTAGTATGGATCGACTAAAACCAAGTTAGGATTCCATGGCACTGGATATTCAACAATCTGCGCGCCCATGCGCGCATTCTCACCACCCATGAAAGCATCATCACCACCCATGGTTAGATCGAGTATTTGCTCATCTGGCATCCACCAATCATGAACGTAAACATCAAAGCCGTATCCTCGAAGAATGCTTTGCAAGTAACCCGGACTTTGACCGCCTGTCATTTTCCAAGTTGCTTCAAGTCGGTCGCGTCGCTCTTGCTCAGTCAATCCCGAAGATGGTAAATAAAATTGCTCTTCCCATCTAACCAAGTTATCGGTTACTTGCGGATCGAGTTGCTTGTACGTGGTATCAAACAAGTCGCGGTAATACTGCGGATAACTCAGGCCCTGATAAAACAGGCGCATTGTCTTGGTGATAATCAGACTGAATGCGCGTGATTGCGGTAGGGCGATTTTCCATAGGTTTATTGGCATATCTTCACCCTACACAAAAGAAATTGAGACCATCTTGGCCTTTTCACCAGTACCAAGTTGATAGCTTGGATCGACGGGCGCGCCACTTTGGAAAAGGTAAATACTTGCACTGATAAATGAGCCGTTGTTTGCACGAACAATATCATTGATCACCCCCTCAACCGCAATCTTCGAGATTGAGTCTTTACGTGGTGGCACTGACAAGCCAGTAATGAACGGTTCAGCATCTAAAAAGAAATCCGTTAGGCCATCTTCTATTTGCTCTTGCACTTGCGCAGGGTTGTTCACGATAAGACCCGCAACTGCAACCGTAAAGCCAGTGCGCGAGATTGGGTAAACATTAACGAACACACCTGCAGGTCGTCGTGATGCTTTGCCGTTTTGGTCAAACTCAATGGAATCTTTCACTTCTTGAATCTGCGTAGGTGTTGGAATGCCGTCAGGGTTGCCGCTGCTAGCTGGTGTGGCTTCTGCGTAAACATCCATCTCCATTGGTGCGCCGGTGTACGGATAAACGTTAGAAATGCCGTCTACTTCTTCACCCCAGATTTGATAGTCGATATACGCACCACCTTGCTTGCGACGCCTAAACGCTTTTTGCACTCGCTTACGGTATGACTCTGCGGTTTCTGGCTCTGCACCTGTGACAAGTTGCCCTGTAACGGTTGCGATTTTACCTACCTGCGCCAACGGGTTAACAAAAGATAGTTCAGCACCATTCGCTAAATTACCATTGGCACCAACGCCATTATTGAAAGTTGGATCGTCAGCAGCTTTGACGTTTATCTCAATTGGATTGGTCGTCAAGATGTACGCTTGTGTTGTGATGTACGTGAAACCATTCTGTGAAGACTGCAATTGCGTGCCAGCATCAAGCGTGTCGCCAATTTGCTCAACCACAACGCTAATAGTGTGCTCTGCGCGCTGTCCCGGCTTTCTACCATCCAAGCCAATGAGATTGCCCCAGAAGTTTAGCGGGTTGACCGTTACGCCAAGGACCTTGATATCTTCACTTGAACAAGTAGACACAAACCACTGTTTCAGCATGAATGTGGAATAGTGCTCAAGCATCACGAATATAGACGCAGTCGCCTTGGAGTGTGCGCGCATAAATGACTTAGCCAGTAATGGGATCTTCTGGTTTAGTGTCGATTCAAGTTGCGCGATTATGCTATCGGAAATTTCTTTGATTGTTCTAGCCATTGGTTCCCCACTCAACCGGAAGCGTGATATTAGTTGAGCTAGAATCCTGCTCAATCGTTATGCTAATGATAACACGGTTTAAGCCATCCGAAGAAACAGAGGTGTCAATTGAGTTAGCATTACCATTGGTCACAAGCCACTTCAAATCAGCATTCACCGCTTGCACCAGTAGCTGATAGTTTTTCGAGGATTGAGGTTTGTTTTGTATGATCGCTTCTGTTTGAGATGATAGCTTTTCGTCGTTGGTTTCTGCTGCTTCGTTTAGGTAGGTATCAACAGGCGAAAATAGCGATAGATACACCGCTGTTTCGAGTCCCTGAGTCATTTGTACGATGCCATCAGTGATTGAGATATCACCGTCGTTAAGCGTCTGAAAGAGTAGTACGTCGCCTTCTTGCATTGCGCGCCCTTAGTGTAAGTGGTTTTGTTAAGTATACACTAAGGTTGATAGGTGATAAAAAGCCCCTGCGGTGAGGGGCTTTGTTTTATTTCTTGTTGAAAATCCAGTACACAAACCAGAATGGAGCCAGTATCCAGAAAATCCATGAGAATACTTTACAATGAAATACCGTAGTGCCATGAGGGGCGGCGTGTAAATCGTTAACCATAAAGTTAAATAGACGCTTTCTTTCTGTAAACATCCACCCGTAAGCGAAGAAGCAGTAGAATGCCAATATCTCAATCATCACTTCACCCCCTTGCGGTAGTTTGTTTTGTCTACGATGGCTAGGCTGTCGTACATTCTGCTCAGTATGTCTTTATATGTCATGGTGCCTATTAATTTAACCTCGCTAGCCCATCGCTCAATCCATTCACGCTTTTCTTTTTCTTCTTGGGTTTCGGGTTTGTTTTTTGATAGGTCTTCACGATCCCAATAGTGGTACGTTCCTGTGCTATCAAGTCCGTAAATCATGTTTGGGTTGATAATTGTTATTTCATTTCCATCGCAGTCATAAGCAATATCGCCATTCTTCCACTCAACTTCACCACTAAACGCGCTCATTTCTTCTTGGTGTTCGGTTTGCGTTTCAACTTTGTCGATGTTCATTTGGTTTTCCAAATCAGATAGCAAAAATACACTTGGCTGAAAAATATCTCTAAATACATTAATGAACACTTCATCAAGTGATGAGATTACCGTTTCGTTTTTGTAGTATTGAGTTTTGCCTTCAATGCACGAGAAGTGAGTCGCCTCTTTTGGTGCGCCCTCAATAATTTCTTTGGCTTTATTGTTGCTAATATCTGTTAGTTTCATCTTTCATCGTCCTGTTTATTAACCTACAAACACAATAACCGACCTAATGATTAAAATCAAGTCAGTTATTGCATTATTTTTATTAAGGCTGCGAACCGCTATTACCAGTGATTGGTCTAGATTCAGCATCCAAGTAATCACCCGCCGCGTGAACGTGGTCTTTCTGCTCCTTACCTGCAACAGTAAGAGACGATGAACCACTAAGCACTGGAGCACCAACACTAACAGGTGAGGTTGCCGAGCCATCAGGATTAATGATAAAGCCGTTTAAGTTAAACGCCCGCCCCGTTTGCGTCATCGCCCCACTATCATCAACCGTCTTGGTATAAGCGCCATTAGTCTCAGTGTAAGACCCATCAGCATTAACCGATTTAGAATAAACTCCGTTAGTCTCCACCCATGAGCCATCAGGGCTAATCGTCTTGCTGTAGCTGTCATTGGCAATAATGATAGTGCCGTCTTTCTTGAGGTAAACATGGTTAACCACTTCGCCAGCATCGTTACGCGCATAAGTTCTTTTTTCCCCTGGTTCTGCAATCTTGTTGTCGTAGTCAAACGCACCTAAGTAAACGTCAACACCATTTTGGCTCGTGCGATCGCTCCATCCGTCATCTTGTGGTAGTGGCTTTGAATCGTCACCTAGTGGCTGTAGGTGCTCCATTTCGTTTATGTCACTAGCATCAATCACGGCCTTTATTCGGTCGCCAATTGCGCTAAGTGCGCGTGTTATTCTTCCCACGGTAAAACCTCCACATCTTCACCATTGTAAGATTCTGGTAACGTCAACTCTAAAGCGCATGTTCTTGCATTTGGAGTTAGTGACATTGTAACGCCTCGCACAAACATCTTAGTGTCACGATAAACCATAGCGGTTGGCGCTTGAATGTTCACAAACGTATTTACCGCGTACAAGTCACCTTGTGGATCGCGTAGCGTTGCCAGCTCGCACGAATAACGAATTGAATTAGCCAACCCTCGCGCCCTACGACTCACAGCAACGGTCTTTTCGTCACCGTTAAATGAATCGGTCGCCATGTAGTTATCAACGCGCAGGGAGTTCGTAAGCTTGCGATTTTTAGCCGTGTAGCTTGTTGGATTCTGGCGAATGATAACGGGCAATATAGCGGTGTAATCGCTGTAATAACTTTGCTCACTAAATTGCGGGATAACCGATAGCAATGGCGGTTGATTGTCTTTAAGGAATGCCACGCTTTCAGATTCGCTTGCTTTAGTTAAAAGCAAGTTACCTTCTAAGTTATTAGTGATAACAATATCACGCTGCTTGGCCAGCTCAGTGAGGTATGATGCCACTCGCTTGTCTGGCTTGATAGTCGCCACGTTAAACGATGCGCCAACATCAGCATCAACCACAACATCAAACGGGAATACCTCCGTGATAGTCTTGGCAATGCGATCAAGCTTAAAGCCCCTAACCTCAACAGGATAAGCCGAGATAGGGACGCAAGTATCATTAATCACAGCACAACGAGAATAGGCCGACAGCGTAACAGTGCGACTTTGTGGTGTGACCGACGGGTTAACGCCCATTTGTGTGCCACTAAATACCAGCTCTTCACCAATAAACACTTCTATTGATTGGTAACTAAACGGCTTGAATAGCTCTCTGAACTGCGTGTTTTCTGGCTCGAATGGCGCGATAATGTCGCACGTATCGAAGCTGTCAAAGCGCTGGCTAATCACCACCTCTAGAAAGTTTTTAAACTCAATCGACCCAATCAACACGGTAACTTCATCAAGTGTTGGATTAATCTTCGTCTTGCTTGGTGTTTTGGGAATAAATAGCTGTGTACCCGCGTCAAGCTCTGCACCTGCTGACGGGTTAGCCTTGCGCAGTTTGGCGGTGCTGTCTTCTGTGCCGTACTCCTTTCGGCTTACGTCTTCAAAGGTTTCACCTTGTTTGGTGGTGTAGGTTGTCATTGTTTCCATACCATAGTGGTGTTTTGGATAGTATAACACGCACAAAAAAGCCCACTAGGTTGTGGGCTTTTAAATTGGGTGGTTACTGAAGGATTCGAACCTGCAACGCGACTGGGCATATCATCTGAGTCGTCCGCTTATTGCCTCCGTGTACCACTTCCGGCACAGCAACCGTTAATATCCAGTATAGCACACAAAGGTAAACTAGATCGGATGGCTCTAGAGGTCATGTAAAGTACAACAGGCAAACTAGCGCAACCCACAAGACCAACTCTCTACCTGTAATTGATATGCGATAGGAGTCTTTTGCTTCCCACTCGAACCTCCATCCTTTATTGTAAATAACCAGTTTATGTGTGAGTATTTTCATTTTCACTGTCCTGTTTCATTGTTTATTGTACAAGGTAGCGCATCAAGCGCCCTTTCGGTATCGTCCAAATATCCGAGTTATCCAACCCATTCAGCAAAACAACTCTTTCCACCGTATCGCTATCACTGGTTCCGAAATACTGATACGCAAAGTCTAGCACCAGCATATCTCGCTCAAGCACTACGTTTCTGTAACGCTGTAGTGATGATGCAGATTCAATAACACTGCCGACCGTTTTGGTTACGTGATCGAGCAATGCCTCGTACCCTGCGCCCTCATCTTCAATAGATACCGATGCAAAGTTGCGCTCCTTCCACTCTACATATTCAAAGAATGAATCTTGAATGGTTATAGCTGCGGTTAGTGCTTCGTCACGCGTTTCAAACTCCGTTGCAAGAATGCTATCGGCAATCGCTGACACGTTGCTTGATGCAAACAAATCTTGTGTTTGTACTGAGTTTTGACCGACGTTGTTATATGTCGGCGTGGTGGTTGTGTTGTCGGGTCCTATAATGTCGTCAAGCAAATCACCATAAGCATCAAACTTAGCACTGATTAATGCGGCTGTGTTGGTGGCTGATTTAACCAACTGCGTACATTGAAAAGCCAGTGTAAGTGGTGTGCCAATAAGAGTATCGATGCCGTTAGTGATTGAGTTGGACACATCATTTAGAAACTCTTCAGCATCCGCGACGCCTTCCACTAGCGGTTTTAGACCTTCTTCCACACTGCCAACAAAATCATTGATCTCATTAATCAGCGATTGTTCTTCAGCGACAGACTCCAGGTTGATCCCATCGGCAAATTCTTCACTTTTCACATTGTCAAAGTTAGTGCTTGCCGCTTGCGCCGACTCATTTCGGTTTGTCTGTGCGCTTGGATACAGGTCGGTAATTGTTTCAATGAAAGTGATAGTAAATGCGCTCTGGTTTGCACCAGTTTTTAATCTATCGACTTGCTCAATATCATCGGTCGCGTTAACCGTTAACAGTCCGTAGATTGGATGCTGTAGCTTTCCTGCGCCTTGCTCTGATAATGCTTCGAAAAACTCATTCGCTTGCGTGTCGTGGTCTTCCCCTGAGAAATAAACGCTCATTGGGTAAGTCTTCGCACCAGCAAAGTTATCTTGCACGTACACATCATTGCTTGAGACAAACTCAAACACGGTTGTTTTCTTTTTAATCTTGCGTCTTACATCTTCATACTGAAGCGTAAATTCTGCGCCACTTGGTGAGGTGTAGACGCAGCTTTGTAGGCGGTCTTGCCATGCCATTGGTTAGCCCTCTATGGAAGGTGGAATATTGGTTATTGTAGCATGAAAGGAAAACCCCTCTGGTGAGGGGTTAGTTTAGCTTCGGTGGTAAGAAATGGCTATCATGCCAATCCAGTTGAGACATAGCACCGTGGTTGTCCCAGCCGTGGTTATCCATAGGTGCGCCACACATACATGTGTCATTGCACGCCAACCGCCTAGTTTCATTCCAGCTTGATAATTCAATTCTGTACTTTCCAATAGAAAATGCAATGTAAATCCAGCACGCTAAAAATCCGCCTAAGCATAGTGAAATGATATCAACCATCACATCCACCCCTCACTAACCGCACAATAAACAACATAAGACCAAAGCGCCACGCCTGTTAGCACGATGGCAAAGAATTTCTTTTTAGATATCATGAGTCCTCCATACTTTTCATAAACATCTTGCCAAGTGCAGTAAGTCTTTTCTTATCTCCACTTTTCGCGTCATACATGAACCCACCATCGACAATTAAATGGTAAGCAGTATGTCCTGACCAGTAACCATTCAATTGATCGGTTAAGTTTTTGTGTAACTGCTTTCTCATTCGATCAATGCCAGCCTTGGCGATATCGTCAGACCATCGCGCACTAAACAGATCGTAGATTATCTTATTGATGTCGCTTAGTTCTTCATAATTAGTTGGCATTGTTGATCTCCTTTCTGAAGATGAAGCGAGCCGCAAGAGCGGTGGCAGCAACCCAGTAAGCAAGATAAGCACCGCTGGCAAATGCTGAATATCCAGATAGTGGAATGATTGGAGTAAGTAGTGTTAGTGAAACTAGGGTTAGTTTGATTGGTTTTTTCATATGTCCGTCCTGATTTGTTAGTTCACAATAAAAATAACCGACTTAATGGCTAAAATCAAGTCGGTTATTGTATTTATTTTAACTGTGGCTAATTTCCCGTATTAATCAGATTAAGCCTTGGTGATTGCATCGGACTTGATACAGTAGCACCATTCTGACCCGTAACATTAATATCAAACGTTTCCCTATTCTCATTGATAGATCGACTTATACGCTCTTGAGGTGTGACCACGTTGTTTGTATCAATGGTCATTGATCGGCTTACCTCTGTATCGGTATCATCACCAAAGCCAAAGAAGTCTTTAGCCGCGTTAACTTTCCCCATTACCGCACCAACTGTGGACTGGTACATGTCAGCAATGCCACCGAATAATCCAGCAAAGTAATCAGTAATTCCACTCCAGTTTTCAATGATCATTCCTAGTGGCGACCAACTGAAAGCGGTTTTTACAAACTCAAAGCCAATATTGAACGTAGTTTTTATTGATTCCCACATATCCGAGAACCAAGCCGATATTCCATCCCAGTTTTTGTATACCAGATAAGCAGCTCCTGCCAATGCCGCAACCGTTAGCACTACAGCTGCAATTATTGGATTAGCCATAACCAAGTTAACCGCAGTCATTACACCAATAAACAACTTCAAAGCCACCATTAAGCCAGTGATTGCCAGTGCCAGCGCTCCAACCCACTTAGCCCACTTCAAAAACTCGCTAAAGTTCGCACCCAAATCACCAATCCAACCGATCAACGTTTCCATGTGCTGACCTACATCGCCAACTGAATTACCAATCGAGTTAAATAGCTTGTCTAGGTTCTGGCTAATTAGCTCTTTATTGTTGATCATGAACTCGTTGAACTTTGTGATCATCGGTGCAAGTGCTTTACCAATCAATCCAGACACTTCTTGAGTTAGTGAGCCGATTATCTTGGCCGTTTTGGATTGCGCCTTGGCCATATCCTCGGCACCTTTCCTTGATTGGTCGGTTCTGAAGTTCATCATTTGGTAGTTCTTAGTGATATCTTCCATCGACTTGCCTTGCAGGCGTAGTGTGGAGATGATTTTATTTGCTTCACCGCCCATCAGGATATCGGCAGCGGCGGCGGCTTGTGTGGCGTCTTCCATCTTGAGCGCTGCGTCAGTAATGGCTTTGAATTGTTCGTCTGGGGATAGTTTCTTGATCTCATTAAACTGCAAGCCAAGTATGCCAAGCGATTCAGTGACAGCGGTTATTTCTTCGATACCTGCCGACTCACCGAGCTTATTGTTCATCTCCTCATAAAGATCTGTGACATTCTCCGCATTTAAGCCGATGCTTTTGATTGCACTTGTGACCGCCTCCGCAGTTTCTATGTTGCCACCCATAGCCCGCGTCATATTGTCAGATTCAAGTTTCATTTGGTTAACTGCGCCAGCACCAACCACTAAAGCTGAGGTTAATCCAGCAATTCCAAGTGCGGCTTTTTTGCCAACGCCAAACATGGATTCAGTTACTTTTGAGGTTGCAGCGTCAATTTTGCGGAGACCGACTTCGGTTTTTTCGGTCATTTTTTGAATTGAGCCTGTCATTTTTCTGACAGGCTTACTCATATTATCTATGCCACGGAACACCGTGCTGATCGTATACTTCGAGGCCATTACTTATTCCTTTCGTTTTTGAAAGCTCATTAATTCTGGCACAAGTAGATCGTAGTAGAAGCGCAATTCTTGAACGGTTATTTCAGTCGGTCTAGGTGTGTTTGCAAAATCCCTAGCCACTTGTGCATACATTGTTGTGTATATATTAGCACGTGTGTTGGGGTCGACGTATTTACCGAAGTGCAAACGAATAGGGAGCCTCTGAAGCTCCCCACCGTTGACGACTCTAACCGTGGTTAGGCCAAAAAAAGCAATGCAAACTCTTTGAGGATTTTTAGATCTGAGTTTGGAAGCTTACAGATTTGAACGTATGGTACGCCAACCATGCCGCTAATGAACATCATTAGCTTTTTCATGTCTTGATTCTTGCCGCCCTTGTCCATCATTTCCCAAGCAAGGCCACCTGGCTCTTTAATGGCAATGGTATTCTCATTATCGCTGATTGGTTTTTTAAGCGTTAGCACGTAGCTATCACCATCAACAATAGCGCGACCTAGTGAGATAGGTTTAGCGAGCGTACGAAGCTTGTCTTTGAAGTCTTTCGCGTCATCTTCAAGCATTGAATCAACATCTGTGTCGATGTCCATTGCTTCGAATAGGGTGGTGAGTTCAGCCTCTGCGGCTTCTAGTGGGATAGAGATATTTTTAGTCATGGGGATTAGTCCTGTGGTTTACCGTTTTCAATAATTGTACGTGCTTCTGGCGCTGTCGGTGCTTTTGGTGGTTGCTGAATGCGCTCATTGCTAGGTGAAGCTAATTTTGAGAGCTCTTTTGCGATGTCGTCAATAGCTTTGTTGACTGGGTCTTTTTCGGTTTCAGAGTTGCTACGGTGAATTACTGTTCTCAACGGTGATAGTCCATCAAGTGCTTTTGCAAGCGCATTAATTCGGTCGGTTGTCTCTTGGTGCGTCATGGCACCGCATTGTTTATTGCACATAAATATAGTCCTGAGTTTAATGCTCCCCACCACAATGGCTAAAGGCACAGGACAGAGCCGGGGAGCCTGTTAAGTATAACTACTAAAAAATAATTAAACAAATGACTTGATTTTACCCGATTCAGTGACTAAGATTAATTCAACTTAAACAGGAAGGAATATTATGAAATTCACAGACAAGCCAACCACAACGCTTGATGAACTGCTTGAGTTTACGCATGGCAATAAGTCACACGCAGCCACTAAGATTGGCATTACTCGCACAACGTTGCGTAATTACATCGCTAAAAAAGACAAAGTTTTACTGGTGCAAATTGATGGAAAGCTAGTGCCGTTTGTTGCTGACCGCCGTCAAGGGCATCATAAGAAGGGCAATTGACATGCAATCACCAAACTACGCAAGGAACGCGCACAAGGCAGCGCAAGCAGAAAGGCAGCACGACTACCCTATGGCGGTTGTGTTTTGGCAGAAGGCAGCAAAGAGCGAATGCAGCGATAAACAACGCCATTGGGCTGAGTGTCGCTGTCAGCACTGTAATAGATTTGTGGAGATGTGGGATGTTTAATCAAGCGAGCAACTACGACAAATGGATCAACCAAAACAAAGAACGACTAATCGACGCATGGGAAGTTGGCTTTTTAGATGAAACGCCAATCACTGCCGACACCTATGAGGACTTTGTTTTAAATGAATGGTCGAATCAATGCCAAGACCAAAAATAAACAAGTGTCGCGATTGCTGGACACCTTCAGAAACCGACTGCCTTGGTTTGTGTGAAGCGTGTGCCGGCGATCCGATTATCGTTAACGAGAAAATCAGAGCCGCGCAAGTCACCAAAGAAATTAGAGGTGGGTTGGCGGGGTTTTATAGAGAGTTGAGACAGGAAAGTAGAAAATGAACGAACAATTACAAAATGCAGTAGCAACAATTCTAGAGCGAGCAATTACAGGTATTGATTCAAGTGTAGAATTCATGCAAGCAGAGTTACCAGAAGTTATTGAGCAGCTGTTGATGTGGTACGCGGTTAAGAGCGTAGTGTTAACGGTTATTGGGTGTTTGGTTTTGTTTGCACTCCTATATGCAGACTACCTATCGCTTAAGTACTGCAAGAGTGAAAAGTCACATCTAGACGCATTTGAAATCATGACATTTTATGGCGCTCTTGGGTGTATAGCTAGGATTGTATATCTGATACCAATATCAATGATGTCGCTAGATTGGCTTCAAATATGGATTGCACCAAAGATATGGTTAATGGAATATGCCGCTAGCATCGTAAAGTAACCAATAACAAAAACCCCTCAATCGAGGGGTTTATCATTTCTACTTACTGCTTCTGAAATTTTCCTGGGCCTTCCAAAGTCAAAGGCGCAGTACCATTCATCGAACTGACTTCAATATCGCCCGTGATATTACCCTGACCAGCTCGCACCGTACCATCTGAATAAACCGCCTTCATTGGTACAAACCGACCACCATCCGCAATATTCTGCAAGAACTCTAGATCGTCGTTGTCGTCATCGACAGCAAAGTTAACGCCTGAGAACTTCCAGCCAGTAACCGTTTGGATTAAACGACCACTAATACCGTCACCGTTCGCACTAAACTCGTTACTCTTACCGCCTAGCATCGTGTTACCGTCCGCATCGGCTGCGCATTTAAAGCTACGGCCATTAACCGCAAATTCTACTAATGAACCTGGCATATTATGCGCCTCCTAAGTAAAAGCCGAACAACAGATCAAGGCTGTGAATATCCCAGTTGCCAGACAGCTTAACAGGGTACGTTGTGTTAACTCGGTTTGGATTCGAGCCATCAATAGCCGCCACTGTGTTCGCTTTGGTAAAGTCAGGGTCAGAAATGATCGCCTGATTCGACAAGTTATCCGTTAACACTGCAAGCGCTGCCACTGCGTCACTCGGCTTGCGAGCGTTAGGGTTAGTGCTAACTTGGAAATCAGGAATTAGCGGGGCCTTCTTCCATTCTGGTTGATTAAAAATTAAATCCAAGTTGTAGATGATATTCTGCAGCTTAACGATGTAAATAATCTTGCCGTACTCTGGATCAGGCTTACCATCTGGATGGTAGAAAGTCAGAGTATTGTCTAACTTGATTGCGCCATCTTCGATAATCGTAGAAGAAACACCCGCCTTCCAAGCTAAATCGCGCTCATCGTAGTTCCACTGTGCGCCATCTGCACCGTTAACAACAGTATCAAGTGTCATGCCACGGTATTCAGTTGCCGGATCTTCATTCGCTTGTGATGCGATTCGAGCCGCTGCGCGACCTGCAATAATCCATGGTGCGGTTGGCGTGCCCGGACAAGGGATAACTGCATTGGTGCGGTCTAACTTGCGGTTTTCTGTGTAAGCCTTTAATACCGTTTCGTCAGTCTCGTTAGTGCCATATAAAGCAAATAACGGCTTACGTACTAGCTGACCCCAGCGCCCTTCGTTAAACGCGCTCAGTTCATCGTGTGCGACTGTACCAAGTTGGTTAACAATCATGGTTTCCCATACGTTACCCATTTGCGCTGTAGCGACTGCTGTTGATGGATCGACTAAACCACCCGTCATTGTGCCAACTGCGAACGTTACGCCTTGTGGTGTGCCGATGAGCTCAACCACTAAGTCATTACCAGTAGTACCTTTGTGCTTCGCTGTCAGTGTTACCTTGCCAGTACCATCAGTCGCGATAACAGGCATATCAAGATTGCCGTTAATAGCGGTGATCATCTTAGGTACAATTTCAGTCGGAGTTTCATCTTTCAGCGCGGTAAACGCATTAGATTCCACACCACCTACACGGACGGTATATTGAGCCGCGACCGTTTGCGTACCTGTTGGCGTAATGTCTGCCGAAGCTGCAACACCAGACGCTTCATTTGGTAGCGGGTAAACAGTAACGCCAGCACCAAGGGCACCTTCACCACTGTCAGGGAAAATCTGTTTTGCAATCAAGTGAGCCGGAGAGCCAAAGCCCATCGCCTCAGCAACATCTAAGCTAGATGTGATTTCAAATTTGTCTGTTGAGTATGTCGCCGCGTCACTGCCCTGTGCAAAAATAGCAATTCGCTGTTGCAGAAGGTAAACCGCGCCGACGTTAAAGTTTTTGTATTGCGTATCGATGCCAATGGCACTTGCTCGCAATGAATTTGGTAATCCCATGTTTTACCTCGTTATGATGTGTAATCGTATTCGCACGTTGTGTAAATCTCGCCGCTATCGCCTCGCTCTACATCAATCACAATACCCTCTAGCTCTACACCGTTGTTTATGACTGGTGTGTCGATCACGTTGCACTGCAAAGAAATGCGCTTTACAACGACAGGGCCTAATTGACGCGAATCAAAGTCAGGCTCGAAATACTGCTCACCTGTAATATTAACAGAATTTACCAACTTGCGATCGAGCTGCAAATTTTGATTAATGTCGGCTTTTAAAATCTTGTTGACTAGGTTGGCAACGCGTCGACAATCTTGTGAAGCGTCTAAATCTGCAGGTCTGTGTCCGTCGACGGTTTGTTCTGCGCGGCCAATGCCGAAACAGTCAATATTCAGAGTTAATAGCTTTTGCTGCTTGCCGTGGTTTGCACTTACACCCATTTGCTTAGAATCATCAGACTCTTTAATGCTAATGACGGGCGTTGTGTTGTCTTTCATGTTGTCGAATGGGTTAAACCTATCGGCGAACACGCGCAACGCGTACAATTCTGGTTCTTCACCGCCGGCCAATGCTAACGCTTGCTGATTCGCTGACTCATTGATCAGTATCTCGCCAACCTTATCAATCACAATCTGAATTGTGTTTTCACTAAGGTCAATTAAACCTGGAATAACACTAGTAGCCATAAGACCCCAAATCACAAAGTATGTTGCCGTTAGCCTCATCAGGCGCAGCGCGTGTGATTTTATAAGTCACTACTACGCCATCAATATTAGTCTCGCGCACTGTCCACGGTCTTTGCAACTCGTCAGACACGCCTTCTGGCAACGTAATACCAAGCGCGTTAAGGTCTAAACGGTTAATGGACGCAGTAGCAAGATATCCAGACACAGGTTGACCCGTATCTGGATCGATTAGATTGTGGATAACAGTCAGAACAGACTTCAACGGATACTCAACATCATTGGGATCAATTAGGACAATGTCCGTGCTAAACCCAAACTTTGAAGAGTTCATGATCCGCTGTGAGTCTTTTTGTAGCCGCTGAAGTAAACTCATTATTGTTTAACCACCAAGCCGCGCTCTAGCATTGACGCTAAAAGCTTATCGTTAGACTTAAACTCAGGCCAAGTAACATCAACCACATCGCCTGCTGTCTTAATGCCAGCACGGAAACCGATTGATTGACCTTTAGCTACAACGTAGCCGCTAGTTTTAATCGTAATACCGCGCTCTTGCTCTACAGCTATTTCCGTAGGAACATCTTGCTCACCATCAAGCGCAGCAATAGCACCCTCGATCAACTCAAGCGCACCTTTGCGTGGTGATTTATCCGACTTTTCAGCCTTAAGCAGTGAATCTAAAAACGACTTAGAAAAAGAGCCCTTCGCGAGCTCAGTTTCTAGTTCGTCAAGATTCAGTTTAACTAAATCTTGAACTTTCATAGCTTACACCGTTTTCAGACAGCCGAAGCGGTCGATTGAGGTTGGGATAAGTAGCGGGCGAGAGCCTAGCGTACCAGTAATTGATTCACCGTCTTGCGATACCCATGCGTTTGTCGTGAAGTCCATACCAACAGAAGCCATCGGTAAACGACCAGACAGGAAGCTCATAGCGCGTGTTTCTGGCGGTACGATTTGAGGGATTGCACCCCAAGTAGCATCTAGACGCATGTTCTCAGAAAGAACAATCACGTTGTTGCTATCTAGGTAACGCGAGTTAGTCGTTGCGCCCACATCTTTGTACTCACCTTTGTAAGTGTAAAGCGATAGACGGTAGCCTGTTAGGTCGATATAACCCATGTAACGCAAACCTGGTCGCGCTTCTTCTGGATCAACACCACCTTGAACAATGCGACGACCATTTAGAAGCTCTTGAACTTTCTCGCTACGGATGAAGTTCTGCCAAGCTGCCTTGCCAAAGATTGCGCGGTCTGGTGTAGATTGACCATCCGTGTGGATTGCATCACATAGGTTTTCAAGGTCGATTGCAGGATCACAGTTAGCTGCATCAGTCCAAGCCGTAGCTGCTGTTGGGAAGTGAGTCGCTTTAGGCTTAAAGTCGATTGTATAAGCGTCACCGCCTTTGTCGTCTTTAAGTGTCACTGTACCCGTTTGCAGGATTTGCGCTGCCATCAGCTCGATAGTACGACGTTGACGCTTGCCGCCGTAACGCATGTGCTTCATGAACTGAGTCATTGCGTTAGCGCGGAAGTTTGGATCGGTGAATGAGATTTGACCCAATTGGCGCTTCATCATGTCGAAAGCGTTGATCGAAAATTCTTCACGGATAACCGGAGCTTTAAATTCTTTGTTTGTGTACTCATCAAGAGCAAACTTAGTGTTGCCGTTTTTGATGTCTGTTAGTACGGGTGCGATCTCTTCGCCTTCACGCTCAATGTCAAACTCAATAAATTCGCTTGAGTAGTAGTTACGAGCGTCAGAAGTGAACAGGGAAGATAGCGCCATTGGTGTTGGAGCTTCTTGCACATATGCACGCGCCATGTGTTTAGTAACTGCGTTAGTCATAGTCTGCTAGCTCCTATTGATTGTCTAGCACTGAGTAATCAGTGGTGTTTAGTGCAAGGATTGAATTGTCTTTAAGGCCAGACACTTCACGATAGTCAACAGTGCCGCCTGCTTTGATAATTAGCTTATCTTGGCGCACTTTACCGCCCTGCATTACGCGAACGTTTTTAGTTCCAGCCGTAACGTCTGCCGCTGTCACTACTGTGTCAGAAAGAAGCACGTAACGCGCGATCTCAAGTCCAGTAGTATCACCACGCGTGTAGAAACCACCTGCGCCCGTTGCTGTAACTTCAGCAAGGATAGTGCCTTCTTTAAGTGTTTCTGCTGCTGTAACCGCCAGTGTTAGCGTTTCAGCGTTAGCGCAATCAATGGTTACGCCATGCAAATTAATGTTGGTTACTGTCATGCTCATTAGTAAGTCTCCATTTTTTGCGCACCAAACGCTGCGATCGTAGCTTCATCAAGCTTTTCGTCGTCAGTCTTAGCTTCTGGCGCTTCTGGTTTGATATTATCAGTATCAACATTGTCAGCCGCTAGAGCGCTTAGTGATTGGTTTTTCATTTGAGCTGCCATGAACTTCGCATTGATTGATGCTGAATGCTCTGTACCGTCTTTGATGCATGCCATTGCTAGCTCATTAGCGCCAGCCGCTTCACCAAGTTCAGCAAATGCACTTACACGCTCTTGCTCTTGAGTTTTACCCGCTTGAATGCCTTCGTTTTTGATTTCAGCATATAGCTCAGGGTGCTTAGCTTGTAGTTCTGCTTTATTCATGATTTCCTCACTGTTAGCAGTTGGTTGGTGCTCAGTTTCGCCCTGAGCGGTTAAATTTGTTTGTGAACCTGCTAATGCAGTGCCACTTTGTGACGCGATTGAATCAATCATACCAGATTTTAAAGCGTTGCGTGCAGTGGTTACTGAACCTTGCCCGTAGTTCTTTTTGATATCATCTGTTGTTGTGTTACGACCGCTTGCAATTGCTTCCATGAACAGGTCTTCATAAGCATCCAGTTCAGCGCGGATTTGTGCCACACCTTCTTCTGTTGATGCGTCCGGGCGCTTGTTGGGCGCGTTAGTAGAAGTGATGCTTTTAACGTTTTCGTCAATATAAGCTTCGACCACAATACCAATTGAACCAATACCCTCACCTTCGGAAGCAGTAATGATGCTGTCACACTGTGAAGCAATCGCATAAGCCGCACTACAACACATTCCCGACACTTCACAGGTCATCGGTGTTTTCATTGATTCCATTTGGGCGATCAAATCAAACAGACCAGACACTTGACCGCCGCCCGAGTTCATTTTAACTCGAATGTCGGTAATTTCTGGATCGAGCTCAGCCATTTGCATAGCTGTCATGATATCCGTGTAAGCGGTGCCGCCCATTAACCATGTCATAAAACCGTATGAGTGAGTTAGCACGCCTGCAATTGCAATCGTTGCTACATTGCCACTCACAGATAGAATGCGGCTATTGGCTTGACCGTCTTGAGCAATGCCCGCTTCGTATTTAGTGCGCATGTCGGCAGATATCGCATTCATATCGAATGATCGAACCTGCCTAATTACGTCATTACTCGCTAGATACATTATTCTGAATCCTCTTCATTGTCGTCCTGCTTTTTATTAGAACCGGACTCTTGTTCTTCAATTATACCTTGTTGGCGATTTTCTGCAAAAGGCCCTAACGCTTCCATCACTTGCGCTTTCTTGGTGTTCTCATGAATAAGTTGCATCATGATCAGGTTGTTCTTACGACCAAATAGAGCTTTTGATGCCATTTCGTGTGTCGCCAGTCCTGCGTCTATAGCATCAGCCCAGCCCTTAACCTCTTTCACAAAGTCAGCATTCAACTTAACAGATCCAGACCAATCTGATTGAGTCCACGCGCCAACCAAAGCGTATTTGTTTGGATCATTCCATGCTTCAACCATGCCCGGCGCTTTAATGTTGCCTTTTACCGTTTCAACATATAACCACTCTTTGTAAAGCGGTTGGTCATTGGTTGTGGTGGTTGCTGTGCGCTCTGAATCCAAGAACATATTAAACTCAGCCGTGGCTTGCTTGGATGCTGCGTAGTTAGAGCCAAAAGACATCTTTAAGATTTCTGGAGGCATACCTTTAGACCATGCGACTGCATTTATGATCGACGCTTCAAAGTCACCAAACGATAAGTCCGTTCCATCACTACCCATCAACTTGATTTTATGACCTGCCGGCATGTCGTCAATGAAAACGCCCGGATTAAAGTCTTTCATGTTGAGCTTATATTTGCCGTCACCGCTAGAAATGTTAGCAGATCGACTCGCTGCGCTTGCTAATGGCTTCGCACCAATGGTATCTGCGTCTTTTTCCACTGCTAGAGCCAAGAATGACGTTGTTAGCGCTTTACGCTGCACAGAATCACGGTAGCGGTCTATTTCACGTAATGATTGCAATACGTTGCCAATTAACGGCATTCCACGGCTTTGACCCATCAAACGCTTACCAGGGCGGTATAAATTAGCCACAACACGGCCAGATTTAGCACCTACACGCGGGAATCGTGAGTATTTACCATCGTCTTTTAGTACGTGGTAAGCCACTTCACGGCCTTTTGAATCAAATTCAACACCATGCTCTACGTAATGACCATCAGCCACGCCGCCGTCACCGTCTAAAGGTGATTGAACGCAGTTGGAGCTTATCAATTGAATCTTAGGTAGGTTGGTTTTCGTGTCAAAGTGGTGAACCACCAGCACATCACCTTCAACTAACGCCTGTAATTCACGCTGTACCTGCAATTGTGACAATGTTTGCTCGCCGTAATAGTCCACTAACTGCGGATTATTACAGTACATGGTAAAACGCGCTTCAACATCGTCCGTCCAAGTGTTTAACGTTTCTTGATCGACACCTAAGATGCTTGCTACCGGTTTTGCTTCCAGTGTTAAGCCAGTGTTCACGATGTTGGTTATGAAGCGGTTGATTAGGCCCGATGCGTAAATATTTTCAGCATAGAGAGCGATGGACCTGTTTCTTAGGGTCCAGTAGTCAATCATCAATAACTGAGTGTTTCCGTACCCGTTGACGAATTTGTCTCCGTTGAGTTGTGCAAACTGATACGGCGCGTCAAAGTTACCGGCGGCTGCGGTTGGCAGTTGGTCGACGCCGATTGTCGGTACTTTCGTCTCACTGGAGAAGAAGCTTTTTATTTTATCGAACATTGTTACTCCTTACCCGGTGGCGTTGGATTTTTCGGTGCCATCTTGTGGCATGGTTGATAACCGCTGTTTGGATTTCGGCTTATTTGGCAGCCGTTGCAGTTGCATTCATTGTCCATTGCTTTATTTAGCCACATACACACTCCAATACATGACAATACAGATAGTGTTAAATAAATCATTACCATGCTGGCCCCGCGTTAAATGAACCACTATCCAAGCCGCAACGTTGGCGCAAAGTGTCGCGGCGTGCCAATAGGCTATCAATGTATGCTTGAAGGTCTTTTAAATTAGCCTTTGTGACCGTTTGTACAGTCTGGCTTGTGTTAAACGTGTAGCTCTCAATAGCATCTGTGCTCAACTCTAAACTAGCAGTCATAGCCGCTGTTATGTTCGCTTCAATGTCGCTAATCAATCCACACAAAAATGAATCGCTCATAAATGTTGTGCTCCAAATGTTAAAAGGTGCGATAACACAATATTATCACACCTTGGGGTTTTAGTTATTGTTCGTAGAAAACGGGTAAGCCGTCATTACCTGTTTTGCAGTAATCGAAAAATTCAATCCAATTCACTATGTCACGACCCGATTGTCGAATCATGATATCCCAAGCCAGAATGTCGAGCGTAGCGTTATTGTACACAAGTAAATCCCAGTTCTCGTTATCACCTTTACGCTCCCATTTAAATCCTTGAATAGCACCAGTAACTGGATCTTTAACTGGAACTTTAGTTTCAGCTTTGAACTCCATCATTTGTTCTCGAGTCATGTCGATCGGGAAGTTAATACAGTATTCATGCTGCATTTCTGGCTCTGACCACTTACGGTTTAATGATGAGTACCATCTATCCTTGTACATATTTGTGTTCAAATGCGCTACTGGTACACCAAGTTTTGTCTCTGTCATCTTAAATTCTGAGAATGTAGACCCCTTTTGCGCGCCGTGTAGGCCCTTAATTGGGATCACCCCGTCAGTGTCGTAACAAAATTCTAGTACTTCATGTTGAGCGTAACCGGAATCTATGGCGGTTAATTGAATTCGATACCTTTTTCCATCATCTGCAGTGTAGACTTTGTTGTAGATCATCTCTTTCAGCTTAACCCAAGGCTCTGACTGCAGGTTGTGGCAATCACCATACAATCTAAACGAGTCAACCAAGAAAGATCGGTTTCTGTCGGCCCATCCGTAAACGGCAACGGCAAGGTTTGATTTATGAACATCGACTGCGCAAGTTAGTACTAATATTTCACTACCACAATGCTTCACAGCAAAGTTGTTTGGCACTTCACCAAGTCTATATGCTGTGCGTCTGTGTGATGCTACGCCGCTGTATTTAAGTCTGTCTGTCAGTACTTCAAACGGTTCGCCAAGGACATTGTTGTAAAAGGTTCTAAGCTTGTCATTATCTCTTGATTCGTTCTTTACTACGTCCCAGCACTCAAACCAATCTCTTACACAAGCCTCGAAGCTCTTCATGCCGACTGGTGAGTAAAGTGCGTTAATGAAATAGCTGCGCCTTGTCTTATCTTCACACTCTGCAGTAGCTCTCCATTCTCCATTGTTTAGCATCTTGGTTTTATCAGCGTTCTTGTGTGGCTCTCCACAGTACTTGCAAACGTACCTAACTGAATCAATATCAAGCCTTCCATTATCGTGCTCAAATATCAGGCCGTAGTTTGCGCCAGTCTCTTTATCTCGCTTGAACCACTCGAGCGTCTGCATCATTTCGCATTTCTTGCATGGAACAAAATACTTACGTTGATCACCAAGCTTGTAGTTGTCGTCAATAATTGAATTGCCTTTTTCAAGAGGCGTTGACAGCATACAAACTTTTTTAGATTGCGTATAACCTGCAGTACGGTCTATTGCTAGCTTTACCGGAGAACCATCTCGACCAACTGATTTTTTATAGCCGTCAACTTCATCAAGAAATAGGTACTGAATAGAGAATGAGCGAAGCTTACCCGGCGAGTTACTACCAAAGAATAAGCCATAGCCACCACCGAACCATGATAAACGGTCTTTTGTCTTGCCTGTTTTGCGTCCGTTAGTTTCTGCATCGTTCGCTTGAATTAGGTGATCGAGGTTTGAATGCTGCAACATGGGCCCAATATTCTGTTCTAGTCTCAGCTTGGCCACGGTATCGTCAACAGTTAAGATCATGGCTGGCGCATTCTTTACGTGAGCTATGCAGTACAACAGGCCGGATTCGACTAGGGCCACGGTTGCTCCAACTTGTGCACTTTTTTTAACGGCTATCGTTCTGATTGGAGAAGACAAGGAAAGGCAGTCCACAACCTCACGCCAAAACGGAGTCACATCAAACGAGTAATAGCCGGGCATTGGCGACACGCTGGCGGGTAAATACCGTGTTGATTCTGTAAATTCAGAAACAGACAAAACGTTGTGCGTATCTTTTAGGGCGCTGAACTGATCAATTAGCCATTCGCTATCATTCATTATTCCTCTCCAATGTTTCTAACAATTTGCGCTTTGGCATTTTGAATAGGCTTGCTGATCTCACCACGAACTGTCTTGGTTGCTTCTTCTATGGTGTCGCCAGATTCACAATGCGCATAAATCTTTGTTGCAATCGTAACGGCAGAGTCAACCAGTAGTCTTGAGTTCATTTCCTCAAGAAAACCAAACACGCTTTTTTTCATGGCCTCGCGCTTAACTACTTCACCGGTCTTTTCTTCAACCTTAATTTCTCTCTCGACTATTTCTACTTGAGTTTTTTTGGCCTGAAGCCATCCGCGATAGGATTCGTCAGATCCAAAATAGGCCACCAGTTCGTTCAAGGTTAGATTCCCATGATCTGATATGTCGACTTGCTCAACGGTTTTGTTTTGCGTGGCGGTTATCTTTGGTCTTTCGCTTTGGGTTCCGTTGCCGCGCCTAGATATGGATAGCTTACTTTCACGCTGACTAACCGGCGTGGTTGCTAAGTGGCTTGTTCGTTCTTCTGCAGGTTTTAATTGAGCTGACATGTCAGCACCCTTACTTTGCATAAACGCATGCATGACAGGGTGATTAATATCTATCTTGGTTCCGATCTTAGCATCAGGGCAATGCTCTTTGCAGTAGCGGTTGATGTACTGTCTCGTGACTCCAGTTGCTTCCCCGACTCTAGCGGCTGAATATAATCTTTGTTCCATTACCAAATCTCTGCTTGCTTCGTTGGAATCATTGTAACAGAGAAATGGAAACGGAAACAAAAAGTGGAAACGGAAACGGGATTAGTGCTTTAGACCTAATTTTAATGGCACATCTATAATTGATCCATCGGCTATAAGCCACTCCGTTGCACCGTCAAAACCTGATAGTTTCGCAGATTCAAACATTTGATGCATTTTTGTTTCTGCGGATAAGGCTTTCTTTCCGTCAACATCACTATAGATACCAACTATGTCGAAATTAAATGGAGTCGATCGCACCAACTGTTCGAACCTTTGCTCTGGTATATTTGATATACCAACCTTGTAGAAGTTTTCACTCTCATGCCTCAATATGTACAGATAACCTTTTCGTGATGTTTTATATCCACCGCCGTTGCACTCATTGCAATTTGGTCTCTGTGAAAATTGGTATGGTCGAACTGATATTTCATGACCTAAGCTACACTTAACGCTCACTCTTGAATTGTTGTCAACAAAGTCACCTAAAACCTCAAAACCATTGTTAACAGCTGTGTTTATGAACTTATCTTCTCTCTTCTTATTAGTGCATTCTGGACACTTATCATACCAACTTGCGATCGTCTTACTAATCAACCTACCCGCCGTTATATTAAACGTGTGATCACACTTTAGGCACTTGACAACACTTTGTTGTTCGGTTCCATTTTTTGCTCGTAAACCCCTCTTTACTATCTTGTATCCCAAAGACAAAGCTTTGTTAAATGTCTCTTCTTTTTTCTTTTCTTGCAGTAAGTTACATACTCCGCAACTCCAGCCTTTATGCTTTAAGAAGCTTGGTTGAGGGCTGGTTGTGTGGCCTAAATTGCAGGTCATCTTGACAGGTGTATGTGCTGAAACATACTTACCAAGTAGAGTGAATCCGTGCTCTTTAGTTAGCCGATAGAAGTCACGCTCACATTGCTTAAATCTAGCGTTGCTACTGTTTTTGTTTTCTAGCTTCTTAGTCTTAAATTGTAGTGATTTTGGGATTGTTGGGTTGAACTTGTACCCATTCAATAATTGGGGAACAGTTGCTGAGTAGCACACTTTGTTTTCATGATCTTCTACCGAGAAAACTTTACCTAAAACTCTCTTAGTGGTTAGCCCAGACCGAGATAATCTTATTTTGTTTTGTTCTTCTGTGTACTGGTATGGTGAGCAAGCGCAAGGGCATTGGCCTTTATCCATTTGGAATTTGTTGCCATCGAAGGGGTGTGGGAACAACTCTTTATCTTGCGAGCAAATTGAGCACTCAACTTCCCAGATGATATTTTTTCCTCTGCGTCTTCCGCTTTCGCCGATTACGGTTAGAGTGCCACCTTTTGGTGTTTGGTATTGAGTGCCGACATAGGAAAGATTTACTTGTCCGATCTTCATAATAACCTCGTGTAGTTATTCGTGATTGAGGGTCGAGGAAATCAGTCACGATACTGACTTGTCGGGTGGCCTCCCTATCCTCTAGCTTGCGCATGTGACCATTGTAGCAACGTTGTTAGTATCCGACAAATGGAAATCTCAAATTGATTCATTCGTTCGCGGCAGATTCAAACTTGTCACAAAACCAAAGCGTCGGCGCGAAAAAATCCAGCGTAGCAAGCCCAAACCAGTTGCCGAAACACCAAAGGAATTACCACCAACGCCCACGAAGGCTGCAGTCAGTTCAAGCCCTGGGTCACCAAAACGTAAGTCAGCCACCCGCACTCGCAG